ATCACACCTTTATATGGTTTAAGATATTCAGAATTTATTTCTCCAATAATAAAAGCAATCCAAGAATTAAGTGCTAAAGTTGCAGCTTTAGAGGCTGCGTAGACTTTTAATAAAAATATAGATAGAATAAAAAAAAGTTTATTTTTATGTCAGCACCTAATCCATCAGAGGAAATCACAAAACTTGAAGGCGAGTTAAAACAGATGCAAGATAATTACTTACAAGCAGAGCAAGTAATGAAAAATTGTAGAGATCGAATAATTGCTATACAAGCTGCAATAGATGTTAATAAGAAATACTTACCAGAAGAATCTGTAAAAACAGAACCAGCAGGTTTCACTAACAACTAATCATGGCTGATCCTACTTATACAACAACATGGGGCTTTCAAGGGGATAAACCACTTAAAGTTATTAATGGTGGAGATGATGACGGTTTAGTAACAGATGTGCATTGGAATTTAACCTGCGTTGCTAGTGATGGTTTTAGTCATACCTGTTACGACTGTATGGTTTTAGAAAAAGGTAGTTCTGTTATCCCCTTAAAAGATTTGTCTAAAGATCAGGTTATTGGTTGGATAAAAACAAAACTTGGTTCAGATGAAGTTTCAAAACTCGAAACTAAAGTTAAGCAACATTGTATAGATCAAAGAACACCTCCTACTAAATTTACAGCACCTTCAAGTTGGACATCATCATGAAAAAACTAATCACAACAATTTTTGCTATAGGTTTATTTCTACCTTTAGTAGCCGAAGCTGGTTCTTCTCCAGCCAATCCAAACAGACCAAGAAATAACTTTCCAGAAGGTAGACCAAGAAAGAAAAAATGCAAAAGTAGCGGAGGTGTAGTTGTATGCCGTTTGCCAAAACCTAAAAAATGTACTATAAAAAGACCTTGTATTCCCAGAGGATATTACAGAAAAAATCAACCAAAATTTATTCCTATGAGGTAATTTTTTTTTGTGATTAAAAAATATATTTTAATATTCATTGCTTTACTTGCTACACCTTCTAGTATTGCAGGTAATTTTTATGTCCAAACAGAAAACAATACTGAATTAGTAGGTACAGATTTTAAAGAAACACGCACTGATTTGCATTTTGGTTACGAAGGTGATGCTGATACAGAATTTTTTTCATATTACATACAACTAGGCCCGTCAATAATTGCAGAGGATGATACTAAAGCGATGGGTCGTTTATCAGGTAAAGTTGGCATGAATGTTGATGTATCTAAAAAATTAAATTTTTACAGCGATTTTTTCATACTTTCAACAAATAATGATAATTTTAAAAAAGTCACTTTAGGTAGTAAATATAAATTTTAAATACTGTCTTTATGTACCAAAATTTATTCCTATGGGTTAGTTTTTTCTGTTAGTTGTCTAGTTAATAAACTCATTGTTAGATATAGTGGACATATAGCAATTATTGCTGTAAATGTTATTAAGGTCATTGGCACTAATGCTTTTAAAAATGCTTCTCTAAACATATATGGAAGATATTTATTTGCCTAATTTACCAGATACGGATAACATTCTCAATCCACCTACAACAATATTTTATCCACCTCTGGTACAGGAACCATATCTAGATCCTTTATTACTTCCAAGTCTAGATCAGGTACAGTCGGGACTTGGGGAAGATCGGGTAAATGATTCTTTAGAAGAAAAGGAACAAGCAGAGGAAGTGCAAGGTATAGGCCCAGAACTGATCCCAAAGAACCTACCAAAAAACCAAGAAAGTATTTCAACAGAAGAAAGTGTAGGCACTTTTAATTTACCATTTTACGGTGAAATGCCAATACCTGCACCTGAAGTTATTGCCTCATCTGTAATTGCTGCTGGAACTGCATCAGTAGCAAGTGTGGTAGGTGGTATTGCAATGCAATCAGTATTAGCTTTTATCAAAAAAACATTCAAGAAAATTTTCACTAAAGTTCTTAAAAAAGAAATTGCTAATCAACAGAAAAAAGATCAGAGTTAGCTTTTACATAACTTCGTATATTGATTACATCAGAGCAAATATATGAGAACTTTGAGTCAGGATTAATCATGTAGCCAGATGCGTGAAGTTGACTACATTTCAAAACACGAACTAGCTGTTTATCATGCACTTGCTTGTTTAGTTTTTCTTTGGCTTGGTCTAGTTTTACTTTTGATAATTCGATACAAGTTTTATTATCTCCCAGTGGGATCATAAAGCTAAGTTGTATTCCCCAGCCCTGATTTATACTATATGTAGGCTTTTCTGGATTAGGATTTTCTGCTTCGTTGCCTGTATAAAAAGGTGTAACTGCCATTGTAGGCTGACTACACAAGACATTACCAAACTGCTGTTTGCCTGTCATGCCATTATTAATATTCATATTTTGATTAATTATTGATGAATTTCCTATCGCATTAGGTTGTGCGATTACGTCAGTATCCCCTTCAGCTTTGGCAGTATTACTGGCTAAACACAGACAAGCTAGTAATAACGCTTGTAGTCGTGATGTCATCATTTTGAGTAATTTGTTCTGTCAACGCACCAGCGGCCCTAGTAGTGGTGCTTAGTGTCCACTCAGCTGTTGAGTCTGTTGGAGTAAATATTGCATCTGTAGCTTCAATTCCACCACTCGTATCTGAAGTTACAGTTATATTTGTAGCTTCCCATGTATTTAATTCTGATCCGTATTTCTCAGTAACTATACTTCGAGTAATTGTTTGTGTGGTATTTTCAGTTCTGTTGCTTGAGCCTGTAGTCCAACTTGGCGTTTCAGCGTGTGATGTTAAAGGCAAGGCCAAAAATGTTAATAAAAGTAGCTTTTTCATTTGGTGGCTGTTTTAGTGTTCTTACTTTCTACTATACTATCCTTTTTCTTTTTTATCGAAAAACCGAGAGAAGCAGTGGATGCACTGAAGATCGAGGCTATAAAAGTTGGGTCAAAGTCTACAATTTTTTTACCAGATGGCGGTTCATAGTATGAAAGAGATAAAAGTGTTGCCGACCACAAAAGCACACAGACTTTAACAATAGTTTCAACCTTATTTGGTTCTTGATCTTCCATAAAAAATACTACCCAAAATAAAAAACGAGATGACCACCGCTTAAGGGTAGTATGTGCCAAATTTAGCAAATACTGTTATGTTTGGAAAGTAACACAAAAAAATATTATGTTAAAAATTTTAAAACCAATTTTAATGACCTTTTTTACAACAACTGCTGTTAAAAGATTAGTAATTGATTTATTGAGGTCTGTTGCAAAACAAACGACAAATACATTAGACGATAAAGCGGTAGACATTTTAGAAAAGCAACTGTTTCCAGACAGATGAACATAAAAAAATTTCTAAACATAGAGATAGAGGAAGCACCAGCAGAGTTGCAATTATCTGTTGAAATGCGTTGTAGAGAAATTATGCAGAGTAAAGATTATGACAATATAAAGCGATACTGTACACATTTAGTAAGACACCAAATGCATCAAGATGTTTTTCTTGCTTCTATTCTTGGCAGGTTGGTAGAACTAGAAGCAGAACAAGTAGTAAAAAGAATTAGAAACAAACCTAACTTAATTAAAAGATTCAAAAAAAAATTTTTTAAATAATATATTTTTTTTCATAAGCTTGTAATTCTTTTTCTGAAAATTCTTTTACAGATTTTCTTCTTTTAGTTAGGTCAACTTGATAATTAAATTTAAGAATTGCTGTATTTATATGTTCAGCAACCCAACGACCCTCCTTAAAGACAACTTGTGCTTTACCGCTTTCGTTTATAAAAACATAATGGTCATAACCTTTTAAGGTATCGTCAAGCAACTCTTTTTCTAAGTTAGCCAAACGCATTGCTTTTAATCTTCTTAACTTAATTGAATCACTCATTTGTTGCTACCTTCTTTAAAATCTTTTACAAAAACCTCTTTCATTTTTTGCCAATATGATTTAATTTTTTTATTGGAAAAGTTATTGCCAGAAATTGTTTCGCATTCTTTTTCAGAAAATTCATAATTTAGAAAAAAATCGTCCCAATTAATAAATATAGCTTTATTGCCAACAGCTTTTGCATATTCATCTACTGTTTCTATGTTTGTAAATTCAACGCAACGTAAAATGCTTACATACAAAATTTCTGTATTTTTTCCATATTGTATGGTTACACATTTAAACTTAGCACCATCAAAGCTACGAATAACTGTTTTAC